ACGACCAAAAATAACAAGAGGGGCGGAGCAATCCGCCCCTTTTTATTTGTCTGGATTTTGGATGCTATAGTCTTACGCCTATAGCAGAGGGCGGCGCCCTACTGGTGACTAAAGCCACCAGTCCCGAACCCGACCCCGACCCGAATTTGCCTGCCCCGACCCGAACATTTAGTTTGTTTTGTGTTTGTTAATATGTATAATAAACCCATCAACAACCTGTCTATGGAGGACAAAAATGAATATCGTATTTATCACTGACGAAGGACACGGATGGGGCATCATTTCAGAAGGCCAGCTGCGCGGAGCGCGGATGACGCCGGATGATTTATCTTCCTATTCGTATCAAACACCAAAAGGAAACATCTTTGCACTGGAAGAGGATGTAGATTTTCCCAAGTATCTGAACAAACTTGATAGCCTAGGCATCAAGTATGAAATCACGGATCGTTATGTGCCAGAAGGACACGATGATAATCCGCGCTCATGGGATAGAATTGAGAAGTTTGAGGATGGCGATCCGCGCCTAAACAGACGACTCAACAAGGAATTAGGCTATATCTAGTTCCTCCATAGGACGGAAAGAGCGGCAGAGATGCCGCTCTTTTTGTTTGTGTTTAGTTTGTTATTCAGTATAATGAGATATGCAATCAACCAATGGAGGATTAGATGCATATACTAAAATTCAAGAGTAAAACATTAGCGCCTATGATTGAGCATATGAAAACGCACAAGCGTAGGAAACCATACACACAAAAGCATACTGTAAGATATGGCTTATGGCTGGTTAAAGACCATGGCATTTATCTTATGTCACCTACAGATGAACGATACGATGGCATCGTTTACGCACAAGGTTATTCGCCTGATGTAGGTGATGATTTGTGGGACAGAACCCATGATGTGAGCGGAGACGATTTCGCAGAGTTTATCCCATTGAAATATGAGCAAATGGATAGACTAGAAAAAGGCGGCACATTAACTATCCGCCTATCAGAAACAGAATTAGAAATCAGAGCGTAGGAGGATATCATGCCAAATTGGTGTCAGAATGTAATCTATGTGTCCCATGAGGACAAAAACAAGATGGTGGCGTTGAAAGACGCCATCATGAATCAAGAGATGTGCGCCCACATCAAACCTATGCCGGATGCGCTGAAGGGCATTACATCTGGCGCGACTACGATTGATGGCGAAAGCCATCGTTTGTGGCGCAATGATGAAGACGGTAAAGCCATTGCAATTCCCCAAGCAGAATTAGACCAGATGCGCGTCGATTATGGCACTGCATCATGGTATGATTGGTGCTGTGATAATTGGGGAACGAAATGGGATATCTGCCAGCCATGGGATTCAGATGAAATCTATGATGCAGATGATGGTAAAGGCACATATGTGTTCAAATTTGATACCGCATGGTCGCCACCAATCCCTGTATATGACGCAATGATTGAACAAGGATTCCATCTGGTCGCGCGTTATGTGGAATATGGTTGCGGATACCATGGCGAATATTCCAAGGATGGCGACTATTACCATAATGAAATACAGGATGGGGATGAGATAGACGAACATCTCCAATCTGAATACGCATAGGCAGGTGGGGCTGGTTGATGCCAGCCCCATCCTTCTTGACTCCAGTCACTGACTCGAGTATTTTTTTGTTTCTAGTCCTCCATACTAGAGGTGGCGCCTGGGGCATGGAGTTGCCCCAGGCGTTTCTATTTGTCCCGAACCCCGAACCCGACTCGAGGCAGCTGCTGCTGCCCGACCTGGTCACCTGTCCTGGTGAACCCGAACCCGAATCTTTTTGTTTGTGTTGTGTTGCATGTTGTCCTATAATGTTTGAGTAAACTATGGAGGATTACACATGCTAAAAATATCAAACATGACAGGCAAACTTGCCGGATTCAAAGCGTTGAATACAAACACGCTCACGAATCCATATTGTCAAAAAATGAATGCTGTTGATGATGACAACATCATTTGCAAACATTGCTATAGCGTTGAGATGCTAAACGGATTGCGCAAAAATTGCGCTCCATCATGGCAACGGAACAGCGACACGCTGTCGGGCGGATTGATTCCGCCCCATATGTTGCCAACAATCCTAGACGCATTTTTCAGGTTTTCCGGTCATGGCGAGTTGATAAACCTGACCATGCTGGAAAATTTTCACAACATCACGTTACACAATCCGCATTGCTCTTTTGCATTGTGGACAAAGCGCAAAGGCTGGATTCGCAAATTTTACAGCCAGCATGACAAGCCGTCAAACCTGATTCTTATCTATAGCAACCCGCGTATTGATGCGGTAATGGACAACCCGCCGGCGTTCTTTGACCGGACATTTAACAATGTATCACCGGACAGTGACGCGCCACAAAATTGCACCGGCCAAAAGTGCAAGGATTGCTTGCTATGCTATACGCCAAACAATGGCGTTACTCAAATTGTGGAGGCAGTGAAATGACCAAAGAAGATATCATCATGCATATAAAGCACATTGTCGTTGAACAATGCGAAAAGGAACCGGAGGATAGGGACATATTCGCAGCCTTTGGCGCCCTAATCGACAAGATCGAGGACAGCATAAAGGAGGAGGAGGCCTAGGCCTCCTTTTCTTTTGCCTCGAGCCCAGGTTGCTGTGACCCTGGGACTGGCGCCCCAGTCCCCAGCTGCCCTTGAGCCGGATCCCCGAACCCCGAAGCCCGAAGCCCCGATAGTACCGACTCTAGGTGCTTGATCCCCGACTCCCGAACCTGGTCCCACATGGCCTGGTGCCCCGAACCCCGAAACAAGTGCCCCGAACGTAGGCCATTGCGCCCGATTTCAAGGCTCTGGGCGCCCTCAAACAAAATTAGGTCACCCGAAGAGAGGTGCTTAACCAAGATGAATGACAAGCCGCCGTTGCGCGAATACGCGGTATTCCACGCTATTTGCTGTGGGGACAGGCGAACAGAATTGTTTTTAGTTGTTTTTAATTCTATCCAGAATACAAGCCCAGACCATGCAAAATGTACGTCAGGCACGCCGCCACCATGGCGGTTCTCAATCCGTGTTGGATAACAGTTCTTCGGCAGATTCCTGCGGACGGTGTTCCAAAAGTTCGCCTCCGGTGTCGGCATCTTTTATCTCCTCATACTCGCCTTCAATGAAGGCTTGGGGATATTCTCGCCGGAGTTGAGATAAACGAGCGGTGATCTCTTCACGCGATAGATCGTCTAACTGATGAATTTGTTCTCGCCTGTCTACGGTCAAGCCACCAAGGGCGGATCGTATCTTTTCAGCATTGATCGCGGCTGAGAATTGGCCGGCCTCTTCTGCGCCGGATGATAGTTCATGTAAGCGTTTGAGCTGACCTGTCACGGTCACCCCATATCGGCGTTCTCGTTCTTCTCTTAGCTCTTGGATATAATCGACTAGCTGGGGGAACTTCTTGCCTGCCAAAAGGTGGCCTGCAATGGACGCAGCACTATTGGTTGCGTAGCCAGCTTTTCTAGCGCACTCCGCATTGGAGTATATACCTTCAACATAGTAACGAGCGAACTCACGCTGACGGTTCGTCAGTTTTCGTCCAGTCTCGGCCTCTATGTCATCTGCAAGAATATCTGTCTTCTTGTTACACATGTCACACTTCTAACGCAAAAAACGGGGTTTTTGAAGTTTTTTCGTGCCTGTGGATAACTCACTGTTTTCTGATATGTGGTCTTATAGAGTCTCCAAAGTGTAACAAGTGTAACAAAAAAGCCGAGAAGTGTGCCAAGGTCAAACCCTTGCCAGCCGTGGATCACAGCGATTCGTGTTACACTTGTCACACTTGTCACACTACATTTGAAACTTTTTCAAAACTTTTTTTCCAGCAAAAAAGGTGTAACAAATGTGCCAAATGTGCCAAGTGCATTATGTTGTTGCATGTTGTCCTCTAGTATGTAATAACAATTAATTATCAGTAATGGAGGACGATATGCAGGAAGTACAAGAAAGGATCGTGGTTCAAGGGTCACGCATCGAGTACGCTATTTATTGCGATTGGTGTTGTGGTCATGGGTACGAGCCTACTGAATATATGACGGTTGAGCCATGTGCCGAGTGCCATGGTTCGGGTTTCAAGTTTCAACATGTAGTGGAGGCAGACAATGGGAACTAGAGCGATTTACATCTTTGAAGATGAGCATGACCACGTTGGAAGACCGGACGAGGTTTACGTTTACAAGCATTATGACAACTACCCAGAAGGTGCGGTGGATTTCATTGAGAACGCCAAGGAGTTCGCATGGGAGTTGCCACGCTTTGAGGCTGACGAGTTTGCGGCATCGTTTGTTGCGGCGAACAAGGATCGGAAGGGTGGCGGCATTCGTTTGGTCAACGCGAGTTTCAAGGATCGTGATGAGATGTTAGAGGCCAATCATTGGTGCGACTATCATTATGTGATCTCAAAGCATAACAGCCAAGATTTGTGGATTGAGATTTGGCAGAGTCGTTATGACATGGATTCAAGCGACACATATTGGGTTTTGATTGACGAGTTAACGCATACGGAGATGAAGGAGAAATATGGTGAACGTGCTATCGCTGTTTGACGGAATGTCATGTGGGAGGCTGGCCTTGGAAAAGGCTGGCTTTCCTATCCACAACTACTTTGCCAGCGAGATCGACAAATACGCGATCCAAGTTGCAAAGGCCAACTATCCTGACACGGTGCATCTGGGTGATGTAACCACCGTAACCACAAAGCATGGTCGTCTTTTTTACGAGGATGAAAACGGTGTTGGGTGTGGCGCGGACATTGATCTGCTGATTGGCGGCTCGCCATGCCAAGGATTTTCGTTTGCCGGCAAGCAACTCAATTTTGACGATCCGCGTTCCAAGCTCTTCTTTGAGTTCGTGCGGCTGTTGAAAGCGTTGAAGCCAAAGTATTTCCTGTTGGAAAACGTCAACATGAAGAAAGAATATCAGGACGTTATATCTGACCTTCTGGGATGCAAGCCTATAGACATCAACTCAAACCGTGTAAGCGCGCAGAATCGGCGCCGTTTGTATTGGACGAACATTCCAGTCAAGTCCTTGCCGGAGAACAAGCATGTCTATTTGAAAGACATCTTGGAGGATGGGTTCACGGATCGCGAGAAGTCGCATTGCATTGACGCGAACTATTTCAAGGGTGGCAATCTGAAGTCATACTTTGAGAAGAA